TGGAGGATTTAGAGAAGACAAATCTCCTGTAACGCCTTATACAGCCTCTCCTTTAGATGGTGCAGGTCCAATTGTACTTACAGAAACAGCTTATCCAATTACAGTTGGAGGTGGAGGATCAGGTGGGCCTTCTCCTTCTAACGGTAGTGATTCAGTTTTTTCATCAATAACATCAACTGGTGGCGGAGAGGGTGGTCGATATGGAAGTTATCCCGCAAGCACTGGAGGATCAGGCGGTGGTGGAGGTTGGACAAATATAGGTCCTGCTGCACCAACTACTGCTCCAGGTAAAGCAGGAAACACACCTCCTACAACACCTCCTCAAGGTAATCCTGGTGGAAATGCTTCGTGTATATCAGTACCTTCTTCTGGAGGCGGTGGTGGAGCAGGTGCTGCTGGTTCAAATGCTTTTTATGATCCAAGTGGAAACATCAATGGTGGCCCTGGTGGAATTGGTGCTGCAACGTTAATTAATCCAGCAACTGGAGAAACTAATAGTTGTACTCAATATTATAGTGGTGGCGGTGCAGGAGGTGGCGGTGATAACATTAGACCTAATGGCCAGCGAGGAATTGGCGGAGGTGGTGGTGTTAACGGCGAAGGAACAGGTGCATCAGGAATTCCTGGAACTGCTAACACTGGAGGTGGTGGTGGTGGAAGTAAAGATCAACAGACTCCAACACAAGCACAAGGAGGTGCTGGTGGTTCTGGTATAGTTATTGTAAGGTATAAATTTCAATAGATAAAATTATGGCACATTTTGCAAAAATAACTGAAAACAACGAAGTAATTCAAGTTTTAACATTAGATAATTCAAATATGTTAAATACTGATGGCATTGAAACTGAGTCAATAGGTCAACAGTATTTACAAAAACATAACCATTGGCCTTCTAATCTATGGATTCAAACTTCATATAACACATCTGGTAATCAACACAAATTAGGTGGTACACCTTTTAGAGGTAACTATGCAGGTATAGGTTATATTTGGGATTCAGAAAATCAAATTTTTTGGCCACCTAAACCATATGCTTCATGGGTAAAAAATATTTCGGAAGCAAGATGGCAATCACCAATTGGTGATGAACCTGCATTAACTGCAGAACAAATTTCACAAAGAGAAGCAAATACACATTTTTGGATTTATTTTTGGAATGAAGAAAATCAAACCTGGGATTTGACAAATACCAAAGAATAATATACACTAAGTGGTGGTATGCAAAAGAAAGTTTTAACTGAGCAAGCGTTATATTTTGGTGATGTTTCAATGCCTAAAGGGTTTGAAATAAATCCTTTAAAATTATCTCAATCAATTTTTGAATCTTTTTACAATGAAAAAAAATTTATTTTTTCTAAAGACTGGGATATGTTAAATACTTATATTAAGGATCATATAAGATTACGTTATAAAATTAATTTAATAAATAAAGATCAATGGGCAGATATATACATTCCAAATGAAAAAACAGAGTGTTTAATTAATGTAGATCCTTTTGATTTAAAAAATTCATCTGATTATACTTTATTATATGGAATAAATACTAAGGACTGTAATATCAAAATTTATTATGATGATAATAGAAGAAAGGGAAAAAGTTGGGATATAGAATTAAAAGATAATATGTTTATTATGTTTCCCTCTACAAATATGTATTTTATTAATAATAAACAAAAAGAATCTTTGAATTTTATTCAAACCATAACATATGAATATATATAATTATTATTGGTATTTTACTTCCGTAATACCACCAAGATTATGTGATGACATAATTAAACATGGTTTATCAAAATCAGAAACTATAGCAAGAACTGGTGGATATGGAAATAAAGAATTATCAAAAGAAGAAATAAAAGATATGAAAAGAAAAAGAAATTCAGATTTAGTATGGTTAAATGATATATGGATATATAAAGAATTACACCCATATATTCATCAAGCTAATAAAAACGCTGGTTGGAATTTTCAATGGGATAGATCAGAGTCGTGTCAATTTACAAAATATAAATTAAATCAATATTATGATTGGCACTGTGATAGTTGGGATAAACCTTATGATAGAAAAAATCCTAATAATCCTGAACACGGTAAAATAAGAAAGCTTTCGATGACTTGTCAACTTACAGATGGGTCTGAGTATGAAGGTGGTGAATTAGAATTTGATTTTAGAAATTATGAACCTCATATGAGAGATGAGTCCAAACATTTAAGAAAAGCAAAAGAAATTCTTCCTAAAGGATCTATTATTGTTTTTCCTTCCTTTGTATGGCATAGAGTTAAACCTGTAACAAAAGGGGTAAGATATTCATTGGTTATGTGGAACCTTGGATATCCGTTTAAGTAAAATGTTAATTCCAACTTTAATACATGATAATTTTTTTAGAAATTATGAAGAGGTAATTAATTATTCAAAAGAAGTAAAATTTTTTAGTGATGAAAAAGGAGCTTGGCCTGGAAAAAGAAGCCTGCCCTTGCATCAAGTTAATAAAAATTTATTTGATTTTGTGACAGTAAAAATAATAAAATTAATTTGGCCATCAAGTTATGAAGATATATACTTTACTGCATGTTCACAATTTCAAAGTATATCTAAAAACTATGTAAACCCTGGTTGGGTTCATAAAGACGATGGAATATTGACTGCAATAATTTATTTATCTGAACATAAAGAATGTGGTACTTCAATATTTGAATCTAAAAATTTTAATTTTAGTGATACTAAAAATGGAAATATTAAACGCCAGTCGTATATTAATCAAACTTTTAAAAATGAATATAAATATTTAAAAGAAAATAATGATAACTTTGAAGAAACCATATCTATTCAATCTAAACCCAATAGAATAGTTATTTTTGATAGTCATCAAATGCATGCAGCACATAAATTTACTGAAAAAAATATAAGTGAGGACCGCTTAACCTTAATTACTTTTTTTTCATCTATTCATGGCACAGGTGTAAAATGGCATGGTCCAGAATGTTTTAGGGATTAAAATGGAAACAGTAGAATATTTTAAAACACCACTATGGATTGAAAATAAACCTGAGTTTGTTAAATCCTTAAACAAAGCATCTGATAAATATATTAAAGATTCTAAAAAAAGACAAAAAGAATATATAAAAAATAATGGGGACTTTGGAATATCATTTCACTCAACACCACTTACACTAGACAATAACTTTTTAGATTTTAGAAACTATATTGGTCAAAAATCTTGGGATTTTTTAGATTGGCAAGGTTTTGACATGTCACAATATACAACTATGTTTAGTGAAATGTGGGTACAAGAGTTTGCTAAAAAAGGTGGTGGTCATCATTCAGCTCACATTCATTGGAATCAACATGTATCAGGTTTTTATTTTTTAAAAGCTAGTGATAAAACATCATATCCAATTTTTCACGAACCTAGAACAGGAGCACGTGCTACAAAATTAAAAATGAAACCAAGTAATGAAATAACTCCTGGAACTGAATTAGTTCATTTCAGACCAGTTCCTGGAACATTAATAATTTTTCCAGGTTATTTAGAACATGAATTTGCAGTAGATCATGGTATCGAACCCTTTAGATTTATACATTGGAATATACAAGCTGTACCAAAACAAATGGCAAGAGATGTTTAATATTATTTCAACAATTGATAATTTTTTAGATAATAAAACTTGTAATAAGTTAATTGATCATTTTAAAAAAAATACCCACAATATTAAAAAATATAGAAACACATATACTTTAAGATGTGTATATGAACCTATTTTAAAAAAACTTTGCAAAAATATTAAATTTTTTAATTTTAAAAATGTAGATAATATGGAAATAGTTCTTTGGCCTAAAGGATCTTTTATGGATTCACATTATGATGAAGGAGACTATTTATCTTTTATAGTTTATTTAAATGATAATTATAAGGGAGGAGAAACTGTAATTAATAATATAAAAATAAAACCTAAAAAAGGATCTATAGTTATTTTTAGTAATGGACTTTATTTACACAATGTAAATAAAGTGATAGATAAAGAGAGATACACACTTATAGCTTGGTACAAATGAGTTTTAAAAATAAAAAGTATACAATTATAAAACAAGTAATTTCAAAAGATTTAGCTGAATTTATTGCAAACTATTTTCGTATGCAAAAACAAGTATTGGATACTTGTAGACAAGCCAGATATATTTCTCCATATGAAACTTTATTAGGTCACTATGAAGATGAAACTCAACAGATTCCACATACTTATTCTTCTTACTCAGATATTGCTATGGAAACTTTATTATTAAAGTGTCAAAAAACTATGGAAAAAGAAACAAAATTAAAATTATATCCTTCATATAGTTATGCAAGAATTTATAAAAAAGGTGATGAACTTAAAAGACATAAAGATAGATTTAGCTGTGAAATTTCTACTACCATGAATTTAGGTGGAGATGATTGGCCAATATATTTAGAACCATCTGGAGAAGTAGGTAAAAAGGGTATCAAAGTAGATTTAAAACCAGGAGATATGTTAGTTTATTCTGGCTGTGACTTAGAACACTGGAGAGAACCTTTTAAAGGTAAGGAATGCATACAAGTTTTTTTACATTATAATAATCGTAGAACACCAGGCGCAAAAGATAATATGTTTGATACACGTCCTCATTTGGGTCTTCCAGTTTGGTTTAGACGATGATATAATCTTATGATGGGTGCAACGGACACCACCACATACCACCCGTTGCATCCTTTATAAGAAATGAAAAATTTTTACAAAAAATTAAAACATATTAAATTAGCAAATTTAAAACAAAGAAAAAATGAGTTATGGGATGCTGAAGGTGTATTACATAATCAATTATTAAAATTTGATTTAAGACCTTTAAAAAACAATCTTAAAATTGGATCCTTTAAAACTAAAGCTGATAAAATAGTATATGATATTAAAGACCAATATATTATTGTGGATGTAGAAGAACTTCATACTTATTTGAATAATAATAGTTTAAAAGTAGTGCAATTAGAGGATTTGCTATCTAAGCTAGATTGGAATATAATAATAAAAAAATAGCACTATATTTTTACAATTTTTGTTATATAATTTAAAAATTATGCCATTAACTCAATTGAATTTTCAACCTGGTTTAGACACTGAAAACACCGAAACAGGTGCAGAAGGTAGATGGACAGATTGCGATAAAATTAGATTTAGAAAAGGACTACCTCAAAAAATAGGAGGGTGGACTAAATTTAGTCAAGATTATTATGTAGGACGACCTTCAAGTATAGCTTCTTGGATTAGTTTAGATGGTACTCGTTATCAATCTATAGCTGGAGATAAAAAAGTTTATGTTTATCAAGGTGGTACTAATCAAGATATTACTCCTATTAGACAATCTAATACTTTAGTTAATGTATTTACTACTTCTAATACTAGCTCTAATGTAATAATAAATCATTCTTCTCATGGAGCAACTTTAGGGTCTTTTATAACTATATCTAATGTATCAGCAAATGTAGGAGGTATTACTACTACTGATTTAGAAAATGAATTTGAAATAGTTGCTGTAAATAATTCTGATGCTTATACTATTACAACACCTGGTACAGCAACTTCAACAGTTACTGATATAGCTAATTGTGATATATCTTATCAATTAAATATTGGTCCTACT